GAGTCCCGTTCAGGAGAGCGAGGTATGTTCTCTAGAGTCGCAAGTCAAAAGCAAGCTGCAAAGAACGAGCGACGAGATGCTTCCTATGATTTTGGAACTAATCCATGTAGCGAAATCATCCTACGGCCTAACCAATTCTGCAATCTATCAGAAGTTGTTGTCAGGGCAACCGATACGCTGTCAGACCTCAAACGAAAAGTACGTACTGCGTCTATCCTTGGAACTTTACAGGCTACCCTGACAGACTTCCGTTACTTACGTAAGGTGTGGCAGAAGAACACAGAGGAAGAGGCATTACTAGGGGTATCGCTAACAGGGATCATGGATCATCCGACGCTGTCGGGAAGGAGAGATAAAGGTGTCCTCAAAACATGGCTTACTGAGCTTCGTGAAGAAGCTATCGCTACGAATAAATCATGGGCTGACCGACTGGATATTAATATTTCTACTGCTATTACCGCCGTTAAGCCTAGCGGTACTGTGTCTCAACTGGTTGATTCTGCTAGCGGGATACACCCTCGATATGCGGATCAGTACATTAGAAGAGTACGAGCAGATGCAAGAGACCCTCTGTGCTCCGTACTTGAAGCCGCAGGAATCCCCGTAGAAGACGATGTAATGTCACCCTCTACCAAGGTATTCTCCTTCCCTATAAAATCTCCTGACGGGGCTGTGGTGGCCTCTGAGATGGGTGCTATGGAGCAGTTAGAACTATGGGAGATATATCAGGACTTTTGGTGCGAACACAAACCATCTATGACGTGTTACTATCGTGATGATGAGTTCCTTGAGGTAGGTCAATGGTTGTACAACAAGTTCGATAAGATAAGCGGAGTGTCGTTCCTTCCTTATTCCGAACACACATACCAACAGGCTCCTTATGAACCCATCGACGTAGAGACCTATGAGAAGCTGAAGGAGGAATTCCCAGAGACGATTGATTGGAACATCTCTGAGAACTCTGACATGACGGAAGGGTCTCAACAGTTAGCCTGCACCGGCAATAACTGTGAGTTGTAACTTGATAGGGGCTTCGGCCCCTTTTTAATAAGTTTGATCCATAAATTCTTTAGCGTCTTGTAAACCTTTCTGCCTAATCTTTTGGTTAAACTTTCTAGCCTCAAGACTACGCAACCAGTTAGGACCAAAACGCTTAGTACCTTCTTGAATAAACTTACCGTAAAGCTGCTTGTTTCTTCCGGGATGTACAGAACGAGAAGCATAATCTTGTATTAATACTCTCTGCCTAGAAGCTCCTAACTCTTTACCAGCTAACTTATAATTACCCGACTCAACTAACGCACCAAGGACAGCGTTCTGATAAGGAGCAGCTAACTCTCTAAGTAAAGACAGCTCTTTACCGTCAAGCTTCACTCCTATAAACTGACTGTCAATAACAGGTATGTTAGCTTCTTTTTTATATATTTCTATCTGCACTTGTGATTGATTAGTAGGGACAAAGTTCATCTTTGTAATTATCTCAAAAAGATTCTGACCCATGTCTACGCCCTCAAGTTGAGGAGTATCTACTGGAAGGGTTTCTCTTAAGACCGGCACACGTTGTATAAACTTTTCATAAGCAGTTTTAGATATACGTTCTTCTTCATCTAGTATACGTGCTAAGTCTGAAACACCAGTAGGAATAAAACCTTTACCTATGTCAACACCAGAAGCAATAGCCCCTTCAACTAAACTTTTGTTAGAGTATCTAAAGTTATCTAAGAATCGTATACCAGACTCAAGTACTGTTTTATTTAACGAAGCATTAAGAAGACCTCCTACCATTTCATCAATCATATCTATTGCTGGTGCTTCATTAGGATCTTTAAAGTCTCTTTCTCTAAATATAGCTTCAGCCGTGTCTACGTAAAGTCCAAGGTAAGTACCTATAGGTTCAATACGATCAAAAGGAACATAGACATCACCAACAAGAACAGACCTTTCAGGTATGCCTGCCTGTTGCCATCTGCGTCTTTCCTCTAAGTCTTTAGGAGTTCCGGTAATAAAAGGAAGACCTTCTTCACTTTGAGTTGCAAACAATGTACCAATGCTCATCATAAATGCACTGCCTACCGCTACCTTAGCTAAGTAGTCATCTTCATAACCTTCTATTGTAACTACCTTACCGTCCCTCATTTTCTTTTTTAATACTTTAGCTCTAAAGAAAGGAATTAAGCCAAGAGGAGTATAAGACATACCGTCCATTACAATGTTATATGGAGTCTTAGCAAAAGGAAAAGCAACGCTAGCCGCCGCGCCTGCAATATTCTCACCTATAGAATACTCTGGACCCATACGTCCTTTAGCCCTGCTTAGTGCATTAACTGCTTGAGGAACTAAAGCTAATGGGTGAGGTTTTGTAGGAAGCCTTCTTTGAAAACTTAAACCCAAAGCAAACTCTCTAAAATCTTCATAGGGTATATCTTCTTCAGTAAACAAATCTTTAAAAAACTCATTACTCTTTTTTTCTAATGCAGCAGTAGCGCCACGAACAGCCTTAAAATTAGAAGTAGTTTCTAAGTTTTTTGCTAAGTCAATTTCTCCCTGATAACGTGCGTTGTGAGCATTCATAACATCAGCAAAGTACTCAGCCTGTAGTTCATTAACAGGTCGGCCTGTAGCTTTAGCGTCTTTAACTGCTTGCTTACGTGCCATTTCAGAAACTTTAATTGTTCTAAAAAATACTTTAGCTGCTTCGTCAATAGCAACAGCCCCTCGTTGAGGAAGAGTAATCCACCTAAGACTATCAGGGACTCTCTGATTAGCCATAAATTCTATGTCAGAAAAAAACCTAAGAGCTTCTTGATCTGTAAGATTAATAGAATCAACAAAGGCCTGTATGTCTTCTTCTCTGATGTTATCGTCAGTAGCGGCCCATGATCTAACATAAGCTTCTTTAGCTTTTTCTTTTAACTTTTCTTCTGTTAAACCAGCACGAGCAGCTACAACTTTAATATCAGTTTCTACGTCTGAAGCAATACCTGTCTTCATAGCAGACTTAAAATACCTAAGCATGTTAGTAGCCAACTGCGCGTCTTTACCTAATATAGAAGAATAAGCAGCGTAAGTATTTACTGCACCGTTACGTATCATAGATCTTGGGACGTATACAAGACCTTGCGCCATAGCAGATCCTATGTTTCCCATAAACATCCCAGTAGACATAAGAAGAGAGTTATTATGAGCAGACGCTATTATAGTACCAAAGTTAAAATTCTTAGATCCCCCATCGTTAAGTAGTTGACGGACTACTTCAGGACGTATAGAATCAAACTCTTCTGGCATAGAGTCAACAGCAGCAAGAAGCTTGTTAACGGTTTCTTCGCATTCTTTTGATATAACTTTTCTAGCCACACTTAACTCCAAATAGGTTAGTGATCAGTTGATTACGGTTAACTCTACGTGTGTTGTCTGCTACAAAACGCTTAGTTTTTTTAGCTTGAGTTAATATATGCGATGCAGCACGACCGTTAGTACGTTGTAATTCTGCGATGTAATTGTTAAAGTACAGATCTTCTACTAACTTAACCATCTCAGCACTGTCAGCTTGACCGTCTTGCTTAAGCTTACGCATCTGCTTAAGTGTCTGGTCTACTCTGTTATTAGCCTCAATAAACAAAGGACGCAGTGCTTCCATTTCTTCTGGTCTAAATATTCTACCGTTTTGATCCATTATAAAGTCTACGAGTGTATCATAGTCTCTACCTATTGGACCTGCTTTTAATCGAGCAGCGGCTTGCTCTACGTTGTCGTATGTAAATTTACGTTCAGAAATAGTAGGAAGATTTTCTATGGCCCAGTCAACGTCTTCATCTTTAAAGCCTAGCTGTTTAGCTTCTTGCCGTTGCTTTTGTTCTGTTGATGCGGCAAGTAACGTAGCACGACGCCCTACTTCTTCTTGAGTCATTTCTGCTTGTCTACCTGTATCTCTACCAACAGGCATATCTTTTCTATCTCTAGCGGTAGACGGAGGCATTTCACCTGCTCGTTGTGCTATTGGTGCATTAATTCCTTCTGATACTTCTTGTGCATACTGTACCGCAGGACGTACACCAGCAGACGACGCACTAGGAGGAGCATCTAATCCTAACCGTGGAGCAGCATCGTCAGAGATAAGAATGTAATTTAATTTGTTTGCTGCATCAGTAACAGGATCACCAGTTTTTTTAGGTGGCTCTAGCTTTACTTTAATTTCAGCACCTGTAGGATTATTTAACTCTAACCTGTTTTTCTTATTGACAAGCTGAAGAGGATTATCGTATCCTACCCCTGATACAGTAACAACGTAGCCGCCATTGGGAGAGTAGTCTAAGCCAGTAAGAGTATCTATCTCTTCTATTAGCTCTTCTTCCTTACGTTCGGCACGAGCCTGCCTAGCTTTAGCACCAGCTTGTCCGGGTTGTAACTCTGCTTTACGACGTGCTAATCTATCTAACTGGTTTTCTAAAGTAACAACCTTTTCTTTAATTACAGCGGCTTGCTCGTTAGATTGATTTAATGTTTTTTGTCGAGTAACTTGTAAATTTTCTATCTGCTTTTCAATAGGCTTACGTTTCTTGCGTCCTACTGCATTTGCTTTTTGTTCAAGATCTGCAATCTGTTGGTCTATGTTCTGCACTTTAAGGGTAGCAGGAGTAGAACGAGTAACTTGAGGTGTAGGCTTTACAACAGAAGTAGTTACAGGAGTCTCTACAGGTCTGTTCATACGAGGCTTAAAGTCTTGACCGGCAAGCGCTTTAGGCTGTAAAGATACAGGCTGTGGGGCAAGCTCTGGTTTAACTTCAGGTCTACGCAAAGGAGGAGTAACAACAGCCCCAGCAGTACCTATAGCGCCGCCTAATACAGTTCCTATGCCAGCACCATAAAGAGAATTCATTAAGCGACTATCACCAAACTCTTCGTATACAGGAATAAGAGCACCTTGAGCAGCGCCCTCAGCACCGCCACCTAGTGTAATACCTAAAGCAGTAGCTACTCTAGGAGCGTTAGGTAGAGCCTTAGTAGCCCCCGCTACAGCAAGTTTACCTCCAACACCTCCAGCGGCTAAACCAACAGGATCATATACAGCACCTGTTAACATACCTGAAAAATAATCTTCAGGTGCTCTAGCTCGTTCTACTCTAGTCTCAAACTCTTCTTCTAAAGACTTCTTAGGTACTATGCCAAGACCACGAAGAGAATCCCCCATGCCGTCTGTAAAGCCAGCCATAGATGCTGCGTTTATACGTTGAATACCCATACCAGCAGGAGCAAACGGAGCCATCTCTGCTGCTTGTGCAGAAGTAAGACCACTAAACCCAGCCTCTTCAGGACCAAGCTCTTTAGCCCTACGTTGGACAGCCGCGTTCATCAGAGTAGCGCGAACCTGCTCTGGTATTTCATTAGTAGGGGTATTACCAAAGATTACTAACAGATCATCTACGGGTATTTGATCAAAAGGCGTATTGCCATATTTCTCTAATAGTTTTTCTACTGTAGGTGTCTGCTTAGTGTCTTCTTTAACAGCAAGCTGTACCATTATTAACGACCCATTAATTGATTAAGAGTAGGAACTGTACTTGTTGGTGGCGGTGGCGGTGGCTCATTTCTTAAAGGAACCTTAGGAGGCCACGTGTATTCAAAGTCTTGACCTACGGCAGACGTTGCCGTATCACTTAGCATATTAAGAATACGATCAGGTACATTACCATTCTCATCTAAGTAAATTTCTAGCTTAGTTGGTTTTTTAGTAGGTGCTGGTCCAAGACTAAATGCTTCTTCTTTGCCTTGATAAGTGACTAACAAAGTACGTTTTCTTCCTTCCTTAGCCTCTTTAGTTTTAGAGAACTGACTAGTTTCTGCTTTAGCTACTTTTTCTGCGGCGTCTGCCCCATATGCTTTCACTGCAAGATTAATAGCTTCTTGTCTATTGCTATCAGTTATGGTATTTTTGTTTAACCAATTAGCCCATTCTCTTGCTTCTTCTACGTTAGCATCAGCATTAAGCTGCTTTATAATCTGTGCCTGAGTAAGACCACGATACTCTTCTTTTTTATCTTCCGGTACGTACTTATCAAAGAATGTCTCAAACTCTGCTTGCGTAACTTGCGCTGCCTTAATACTACGAACAGATTGTAATTGATTTTCTACAGAAGTAACATCACGACCAGCCGCAGTAGCTAAACCTCGTATTTCTTGCTCAAGCTGATTAATACGCTTAGGATCTGCTTCTTTTATATACTCTCGATACTTTGCATTTAGTTGTGCAACGGCAGCTTCTTTTGCTTTATTAGCTGAAGCTGTTTGAGCAGCGGTTAACTGCTGTTGAGCAGCATTAATTTGCTGAGGTGTTTGAGCTGACTGCATAGCAAACTGAGCACGTTGCTCTGGAGTCATAGACCGTAATTCCTGCATCTGCTGTTGCTGTTCTTGTTGTTGTTTACGAAGTCCGGGAGCTTGACCAATACCACGAGCAGCACTAAACAAACCTTCCTGATAAGAAGGCTGTAATAGACCTTGTAAAAATGTTTGTGAAAACTTAGCCATGATTAACCTCGTTAGTCAATTATTCCAATAGCGCGACCGATTTCGCCAAGCCCTTCTCCAATACCACCAAACAGACCGCCTAAGTCTCCAAGACCAGCAGCAGGAGTACTAACACCAGTAACCCTATTAGTTTGTGGCGTAAACATACCAGAAAGAATGTTAGAACCTACGCCACCTAGCAGGTTAGCACGTGCTTGCTCCGCTAACAGTTGAGCCTCAATACCAGACAGAGCAGTCTCACCAAAGAGTCCTGTACCAAACTGTTGAGCCTGTTGTGCCATCTGTTGTTGTGTAAGTCCGGGTTGTAAAGCAGCTAGTAACTGTTGTTGTGGCAGATAACTAGAACCAAGGAATTGTTGACCTAATGATGCTTGTTGCATTTGTTCTGCTTGAGCCTGTTGCATAGCTCCTAGCATAGCTCTGTTACGTCCTTCTTCCTGCGCTGTAGCCATAGCCAGCATTTCAGGAGTAGCACCGCCGTAAGCAGCAGAAGATGTTCCTAGTCTACCTTGAGCCGCTAAACGCTCTTCTAACGCAAGACGCTGGCGTTGCTCTTCAGGCATCTGTGCCGCTCTCATACGGTTAAAGATTTCTTGCTCACGTCCTGCTGTGGGCTGTTGAGCCTGACCGAAGAACTGCCCTGCACCACCAAACAATCCTTCGTACATAGATTGCTCTTCAGGCGACAAAGACATCCCTATCTCAAGACCACCTTGAGGTTGAGGCGCTGGCTGTTGATATTGCCTTGCCATAGCATCTGCCGCAGGTTGACTGTCAGGGCTACCAGCAAAGCGGGGCATTTCAGCAGGACGACCTTGTCCACTTCCAAATGCACCGCCAGCGTCCATCACAGTACCGGGCTGAAAAGTTCCTGGCATTGGTCTAAGAACAGGTGTAAAGCCGGGAGATACAGGCCCACCAGTCATCATAGGAGGTGCTAGAGGGTTTGGAGTTATTCCCGGTCTTCCCCTAGTCCCTTGTCCGGGCAATACCATAGAAGGTGGAGCTATCGGCATTATCCCCGGAGGAGGCGCTACAGGTCCACCAGTCATCATAGGGGGTTGTGGTTGACCACCCATACGAGCAGTAAACGCAGATCCTGTGGGAGTAGTTACAGTAAACGGTCTGAACTGTGACTCTTGTTGACCCCTTTCTGCAAGATCCATAGAGCGTTGATAAGCTGTGTCACCTACGTTGCTAAGTCTGTCGTATGCTTCTTTAGTTAGCAAAGACCCAGCAATAGCTGGCATAGCTGGTGAGATAGCAGAGCCTATCTGTTGCACTCCTCCAAAGATGTCACCAAGAACATTACCAGCACCGGTAAGGAATTGTTGAAATCCTGTAGGGTTTGCAGCGGCAAGCTGAGGAGATATATTAGCGTTACCCATAGTAGGTATGTTAAGCCCTCCTCCAGAAAGTCCACCACCCTGCCCAGTGTAACCCGGAAGGTTTAAGCCGCTTCCTAATCCGCCCTGTCCAGTGTAACCGGGAAGGTTTAAACTGTTTGGATTTATTATCATAGTAATTTACCTATCAAAGCCATTACGTTAATTTCCTGTAGCGATAAAGATGAGCCATTAATTTCTGATTCAAGGCCTACCTGTACACTGGTTCCATATCCTGTTGTGTTGAGACTACGTTGGTTTGTTAACTGTCCACCTGTAAACTCTACTGTTGTATACTCACTTTCACCGTAGAACCCAGTTATCTGAGTACCTACTGTAAACTCTGCTGTAGCGTATGTTGTATCAAAGTCATACGACCACTTCATAAATACTGTTGCATTGTTAGCACCCACTAACGTAGGCTTAAGCTTCTTTAAAATCTTAATTCTTGAGCTATCACCGAATGTCAGACTAGGACTGTAATACTTAAACCTGTAACTAACATTGTTATCGGTATAACCTGTATGAGTACTAATACCGTCACTGGTTCCTATGTATAATGTTCCATCAGTAAGTGTTGTAAATGATGTAAAACCAGTAGAAGGCCAACGAGTAACACGATAAGACCCATTCTCTAACGTGCCTCTTACATCAAAGCAGTACGTCATGTCTTGACCAGTAAACGTCAGTAAGTAAAAACCTTCTTCGGGACTGTAAACAGACCTAAAGAACTCAGTCTCATTCTGTAACGCAGCAATAAGGTCTTTAGTGATATTGCCTGACAAACTACTAATAGGCATTGACTTTTCTTGTATGGTTCTACCAAAGCTTTTAAGTCCGGTATGCGCTAGGAATAATACATCTGTACCTGTATACTGCACCGTGTCTCTATTAACACAACCAATACCTGCAATTGTGTCTGATAACGTCATAGAAGCAGGAGACGTAGCACCAGCATAAACAACAATACTGTGCTTACCAAATATAATTAACAAATCATTATGTGCAGCTAACGATACAATTTCATCGTAACCATCAGGCCATACTTTAGATATGTCTATGTTACCGCTAGAACCGCCTGACCAAGCAACACCGTCTAATAAGTCAGACCAGTATATAGTAGATTTGTCGGTACTAAAGTCTGCTGTCCATAAACGCCCATAAGCAGCTAACACTTCATGACCATACATAGTGCTGGCTACGCCTGTAGCGTGTGCGTGTACAGACATTTTCTCTACAGCGCCTGTGTGCTGAGAATATACAAGAGGTTCAAAACCACGTTGAAAGAAAAATAAGTGATCGTTAAAGTTAACAATCTTCCAATCATTAGCATTAATTGTATAACTAGCAGGAGTCTCATCAACCAGTGTAGTTGTACCGCTGATAATCTTGTTGTTACCTACAGAAAATAACTTAGTGTTTCCTGCATTGTCTCTATAGTCTTTGATAGCGCGTAATGAATCAGTACCAAGCACAGTCTTGTTTGTTGTTATAACAGTGTGACCCTTACGTGCAGCAATACGACCACGTTTGTCAATCACGGCATTGTCTGCAATTTCTGCAAACGACGGATCTTGAGCAAGCGGAGAATCTTCAGTGTTGATTCCTTTAAACGCTGGAGCTACAAGATTAATGCTTTGAAGTTCTTGAGCCATATTAGATAGTCCTAAATACCATCTCTTCAGGATGCTTTGCCGCGTCAATAGCAATAGCGTCTGACAAGTACTGGTTAGCAATAGTAAAGTACTCAGCAGTAGAAGTACCACCTGTTTCACCACGTTCACGAGCTAACAAAGCAACAGCTAAATGTATTACTGGCTGTGAAGGTATTAACAATGTATCAGCATCAGCAGACAAATCTACCTGTCGTTTAACAGTATCAACACGTATGGTATACACACCGTCTGGTGTTGGTCCTACAAGAATCTGCGTATCACCGTTAGCATCTAAACCGTTATAAGTATAATATTGCGGTGTTCCTTCTGAAGCGTTTCCAATGTACAGTGCTTCGTTAAACCAGTCTTTAGTTTGATACTCCATAAAACAGTTATGAGTATCGTTTAACATTGACATTACTTTAATGTTATCACTACCGCCTGTTAATGAATAAGTATTGTCTGAAGCCGAAGTAGTTATAATTAATGTTTCACGTAACGCAGACCAATCAGCAGCTTGACCTACTAATGTTTTGGCATCGTTAATAAAATCACCTACCATCTTAACGTAGGTTGTACTAGTAACAGACGATGTTTCTTCTTCACGAAGTCTGCGTAGTACACTGTTCATAAGATTTAAATATGTCATACCAGCATTCCTTGTACCTTTAATGGCTTAGGCATTTTTCTAGGTGATAGTCCTTTTAAGAATGGATCAAACTTTACAGGCTGTCGTGGCATAGCCGCTACTATTTGTTCCGGTAGTTGTTGTTGTTGTAATGCAAGACCCATTAAGCCAGCACCTAATCCTTGTCCTAGTCCTGCAATGCCTTCACCAAGCCCCGCAAGACCTGCTCCAACACCACCGATTTGTTGACCTAGCCCGGTAATATCTGACCTTACCTCTTCTTCTGATCGGCTAACTGTTTCCTCAATTAACTCCTGCATGGCTGATTCTTGACTCAACAAACCTTCTTGTAACGATTCAAAGTTAACATTCACTAACAAACCAAGCTGTTCTATATCTAAACCTAACTCGTTTAACCTATCTTGAGTGTTTTCATCTAATGCTTCTATGTTACCGTCTACTTTAATTAAATCAGAAGCAATATCAGCAACTTCCTCGCTTAATGTCCCTAAACTTCCTCCAAGAACTGCTCGCTCTTCTTCCGCTTGTTCAAACTCTTCTGCTACACTAGACTCAAAAGCTTCTTGTATTTCAGCTTGACTAAGCTGTCCTGCTTGTAGTGCTTCAAGATCGATATTAACATTGCCAAACAATTCATCAATAGTTTCACCGAATGTTTCAAAACGCTCTTGATTTGCTTCATCAAGTTTTGTAATGTCTCCATTAACAGCAACAATAGCTTCTTGTAGTTCTTGCCTTTCATCTGAAGCAAGTGTTTGACCTTCTTCAAGAGCTTCTAAGCTTGTTAAAAAACCAGAAGTAGAAGATTCTATAACGGCTTCAAGTTGTTCAGAAGTTAAAGTTTCTGCTTCAGGTATGTTAGCTATTGTTTGATTTACAATTTCAGTAACTTCTTCAGAAGTCATGTTTTTAACATTAGGTTGATTAGCAAGAACGGTACTAATCATTTCAGCTACTTGCTCTGCTGTAGTGTAGTCAACTACTGCTGCGTCGCTTTCCCCTGCTTCTATAACATCTCCAAAAATTTCATTTGTTATAGATGTGGTATCTTGTAATTCTGAATCATCAGCTTCTATAGAATCGTCTGAAGTAATATCAACTATTTCTTCTTCAGGTACTACTTCAGGTACTACTTCGGGGACTACTTCAGGCACTACTTCGGGGACTACTTCAGGTATTACTTCAGGTACTACTTCAGGTATTACTTCAGGTACTACTTCAGGTACTACTTCAGGGACTACTTCAGGTATTACTTCAGGTACTACTTCAGGTATTACTTCAGGTACTACTTCAGGTACTACTTCAGGTACTACTTCAGGTACTACTTCTGCATCATTTATTAGGTCTTCTGTTTTTACTTCCTCTCCTTTTATTTCTTCTTCTACTTCTTCTTGTTCTTGTTCAACAGTATCTGTAAAAATATCGGTTTCTGTTGTTTCTTGTTCAGACTCTCCTGTTTGTTCGTATTCCGGGAGATTGAAAACAGTTTGACCTTCCCCTGCTGTTGGATAAGGAGAAACATCGGTTGTCATTTGGTCAAGAACATTAACAACACCTTGAGCGGCTCCTGAAGTTTCAAAAGCATCAGCAACAGTGTTTACAAAATCAGAAGTACTTCTTGTTATTTCTGCGACTACAGCATTCCCAGCTTCTGCTGTTTGAGTAATAAAATCACTGTAAAGAACTTCTGTTCCGTCACTAAGCGTAACAAAAGTATTTTTACCAAAAGTATTCATTGGTAATTCTGTACCGTCTGCTAACTGTACTGTATCTTGAGTAAGATTATTTAAAGACTCTGTAAGAGAATCTAAAACACCAGAGTTTTGTAAGTAGTTAATAGCAGTAGTAGTCAAACCCGCACTAATAGCAGACTCAAGTGCTTGACTTAAATCTACCTCACCAGTAGCGACAAGCTGTGCTGCTGCATTTGTGATTCCAGAAGAAGCTCCCGCAGCAAGAGCAGCATTGCCCTTAAAAACAGGACCCAATGCTTCAGCTAAAGGACCACCAGCATAAAAACTCATTGCCGCTATAATGCCAGCTTTGGCAAACTGTGTAGGTCCGGGACTGCTTACCTCTTCAGTTTTAACGTAAGCAGAACCATTCCATCGAAATTTATCACCTGACTCGCTATAAGTAATAGGACTAACACCGTACTTCTCTAACAGTGCTTGGTTAGCGTCAGAGTTAATCCAGTTATTATAAGCGCCTTGTTGAGTGCTTGTTTGCTGTCTACGAAGATTTTCTATGTTTTGTCCGGGATCGCTAGCGTCTATAGTAAGATCAGCGTCCCCCTCAAGAATCATTTGTTGGTCTTCTGTAAAGCCAGTATCAGCCTCTGCCCAGTTTCCTGTGTCGTAATCACCAGACTGAATTAACTGTTCACGCTCAGTCATGTAAGCAAGGTAGTTATCAAAAGAACCAAACATTTCTTGTAGTCTGTTTACGTCACCACCTTCAAAGTAATTACGCAACTCATCTACAGTTAAGTTTTGTACTTCACCGGTTTGACCATATAAATAGTCAAGATGTGCGTCTCCTTTTTCACGTCCTTCAACAAACGTAAACGTCATTTCAGAAGGAGTGCTATCGCCTTTAACATCTCGCATAGGCTTAATACCGCCAGTCTCAGGAGGTGTTGTATCTTTTGTAGGCATAGCAGGTTTATCTGTTTTACCTGTTAGCATTCCTGTTTTAGCTTTTCTAGCCATTTACTTTTCCCTCGATACGCCCTTAGTCTTTTCATAAGAACGCATTGCACCAAGACCAAGCATACCCATAAGTACAGGCATCATAGTCTCAAGATCAATAAGCGGTATAGTTACTTCAATAGCCAACAACGCAAGTACAAAGTTAGTAAACGGTATAACCATAAAGTTACCTGTCATACCTAGTACACAACACCAGCCAACAGCAGGACGCCAGCCAGAGACAAACAAGGACTTGTGTGCTGCTTCTACCTTGTTAACTTCTATCTGTGCTGTAGCAAGCTCCTGAGCGTGTATCTGAGCCATTGTAGCGACTTCATGGGCCAGCCTTGCCTTCTGGTCCTTGTCTTGTATAAACTTGTCTAGAAGCCCTGTGACAGGCCCTATAAGCGCCTCTATCATCTGATGTACTCAGCAAAGACTAATGCACCAAGAATAAAAGGGTACAGAGCAAAAACAGCTTGACGATTAGAAGTGATGTCCTTACTTGCTGAATCAAGTTGACGTTGAATCATTTCGTAACGAACAAGACATTCCTTCTCGTGTCCTTCGAGCCTAGCTAAGAATTCTTCTGTTTTAGTCATTACTTACCACCTGTTATAATAAACATTAATAACCCAGCTAAAAGCCCTGTCATCGTCACTATAGCAAAAGAACTAACAAGTGCTTCCTTTAGTTCTTGTTGTCTATAAACCGTTTCTTCTCTTTCTCTTGCTATGTTCTTCTTTAGTTCACGAAACTCTAAAAGTCCTTGACTACCATATGCGTAGTTCAACATGGTTATCAAGTCTCTTTGTTGTGCTTCTATCTTCTTCTTTGCAGCAAAAGCTTGTATAGCCTCTGCTTCTACACTTTTCCTAAATACAACCTTCTTAAAAGGTGATGCTCTTTTTGCCTTGTTGTCTGCGTAGATGACATCAGATGCGTGTCCGTACCAAGTACTTATCTGCATCATAGTGTCTTCAGCAGCCCTTCCTGCTTCTACCATTGCCTTTGCCATAGCAAATGCTTTAGAGGCTCCAGCAATAGCAGTAACAGGATCAATCATTTACCAAGGCACACCAGAGGCACTGGTTGGGTTCTTGTCTGCTTCGATCTTAGCAGTCAGTGCCGCTTCAGTAGCGTCTTTGTCTACCTCTGCGTGTACCCATGCCAGTACGTTAGCTTCTGTCAGGCTGTTATAAGCAATGTAGTCAGATGCAGTAGGGTCAGGTGTAAACCCACACGTACCGTATGATGATGCAGAGAAGTCTCCGTCTTCTTCAGTGCATCGCCAGTGTGCAACGGTTACACCGCCGTCTGCCAAGTTACACTCAAGATTTGCGATAGTCCATGTAGCCATTGTTAGTCTCCAAATACTGCGTTGCAGATGTCCTGCACGTTCTGTGGTTCAGATGTCCAGTCGTCACCTGATTGAATTACATGACGGTGATAAGACTGTGAAATCACAGCGCCGTCTTCGAGTACCTTAGTAGCAGTCCGTACTTGAACAGAGGTTACGTCGTTGCCGTCCTCGTCTTGTCCTGTGACTACTTCGATTTTGTCTGCTACTACTTCTTTAGTTAATGCCATTGTCTTTCTCCTTTAGTCCGTCTCAAGAATCCACTTGAGATAATTAGGCTGTTGTCATGTAGGTTCCTGATAGCCACAAGTAACGTGTAGTACCAGCACTATGTTGTGCGGAAGCCCACAAGTTTCCTGACCTTATGTCCATTAAATCTATAGTTGTAGTTGCTTGCCCAGATACGCCAATTACAAAATCAGTCCAAGATGCTAAAGAGTAAACACCAGCGGCGGCAGTATGACGACCAAAACCATTAGCAAATGGAAGTCCTGATACAGACACAGACCCTGAATAACCTGTTGTATTAACATTTTCAAAACTAATGTTATAAGTAACATCTCTACCTATTTTTGTGTAATAACCTGTAGTTGTAATCAATGTTCCGGGTTCGCCAGTGCTTCCTTTTAAAGTTGCAGTAAACGTCCCTTCTTCGTAGTCGTCTAGCTTATTGGCTGAACCTGTGCCGCCTAGGTACGCACCGCCTGACAGGTAAAGGTCTTTGAAGCGTGTTGATGAACCACCTAAGTCAACAGTCCCATTTCTATCAGCAGAAACACTTGGGTTAAACGGCGTAATTTCATCATTAGTAAATCTTAAGCCTGTATCATCTGTACCTATGTAAACTCGACTAGAAGCAGTACCAATACTACCGACTGTTGTGCCGTCTTTCTGGAAGTCTGCAATCATTCCATCAGAAGTTTGACGATTAAGACGCAAGGGATTAATGCCGTCGCCCGTGCCAAAGATGTAACCTTGTGGGCGTAGTTCTGCACCAACATTGTTTGAACCTGCGCTAGTCTTCCCAACCAACAAGTTGCCGCTTGAGTCGATACGCATACGTTCTGAGCCGCCAGTGTTTACCAGCAGATTATTTCCTGAACTTTGTATGCTTGGGATACTGCTTGTTCCGCTGTCCCTAAAAGATACTATGCCTCCACCAGAGCCAGTGTCTTGGACTCTTATTTCTCCAGAAGAACCTTGAACATGTAAATGGGTATCTGGACTGCTACTGCCAATACCAACATTCCCGCTTGAGTCGATGCGCATGGCTTCTTCTGTCGCTACTCCTGCACCTCCAGCGTTGGTAGCAAAAGTAATAGCAGAAGAGGGGGAGGCATCTTCAGAAATACAGTTAATAAATCCACGAACCAAAGCGCCATCGCCACTTGCGTCATTTGATTTAAACTCGATTTTTCCTATTTGTTGACCAGCCTCAGTGACGGTATCTGTATCAGTAAACCTAAGTGTGTTGTTTGAAGCACCACCGTTATTATTGGCGGAAAGCTCAAGCAAGGTTGCTGGACTGTCTGTACCAATACCGACGTTGCCACTAGCATCTATAACAAACTGCTTGTCTAGTGTTGTATCTGAGGCGTTATCAAACAAACCAATAGCAAACTCGTCTGCATTATCTCTACCAATGAATGCTGTATTTACATCCTGACCTAACTTCATAAACTGGTCGGGATGGTTGTTGTAAATAAGAACCGCAGTTCTTCCATTTACAGCGCCATCAGCAATCTGTAATACACCTTCGTAAGAAGCGCCGTGAGTAGCTGTGCCAATTATGACATCGCCTTCAGTGTGTATAGACGCCTGTGGACTGCTAGTGCCAATACCCAAAGACTCCGCAGACGCATCCCAGAAGAACTTCGCAGTCGTGCCAGTGTCTTCGTAGAAGCTGATGTCTCCTGTGTCGCGAGAAACAGAAAGACGTTTTGTATCTGTATTGTTACCAACTTTTAAATAGAGTGCGTTGTCTCCACCATCATAGGTAAACTCCGCACCAACAATGCCCGTTCCGTTTTCTCGTAAACGCAAACTAGCGTCTTCGTTTGTATTTGCTAAAACATCAATAACAGGAGTAGTTGAACTAACAGTAAGCCCATCCATCGTGGCTGTGCCAGTAACGTCTATGCCTGTGGAGGTGGTGGCTAGTTTGGCGGCGTTGTCGTAGTAAAGGTTGACTGCGCCGTTGCTATTGAACGTAGCCATTGTTTCGCCAGCAGAGTAAACATAAACACCGCCACCATTAGTTGTGTTTAAAATTAATGCTCCGTCCCCTGCATCCTGTACATAGCTATTAGACCCATCATGATAGAGCTGTAGGTCAGAGCCAGCACCAAAGATAGCCTTGTCGTTGTCACCGAAAGTCATGTCTGCTGTAGTCGTAAGACCTGCAAAGGTTGGTGAGTCAGTAGTAGCAACGCCCTGATCCAGAGACTTAACAGCAGTAAGGTCTGTTAGCTCAGAGTCCATCAATGCGCCAGCGGCTGTGACGTTAGCTGTGTCTGTGACGTCTGCTAAGGCTTCTATGCCGTCCAGCTTAGTACCGTCAGTTGCCACGTCGCGTCCATCAAAGGTGCTGTTAGTAGTAATGGCACC